CTTTAATTGCTTTATGTAAGTATGATAAGGTTGATCCCTTGTTTCTATCTACTAATCCACTGGTGCAATAAGCAACAGAATCCCTAGTCATTTTGATTCCTTTATTACCACCAGTCATTGCTGATGGCATTTGAGAAGGGAAAGTTGACTTGGGACTATAGATAAAATACTCTTCAATCTTAGGAAATTCATATTCCATAGGATTGTCATTATTAATGTTAGCCATCCTAGCATCTTTATCTTGCTTCTGCTGCTGCCTAACATAACGCATTTTCATTGCGTCAATATATCTCAATTCAACTATTCCTTCTTCTGGTTTCTTAAGGTTAATAACTTTATGATAATATAATCTACCATCTATGTACCAGTTTCTATAGATTTCGTGTGCTTTCTTATCAAAATCTAGTAGATCTTTAACTGCTTTAAATTCTTCTCTAATTTTTTTCTTAATACCATCACTTGCATTGAGATTAGATAACTCAATTTCTACTGGAGAATCATGTGTATCTGATACTATTGCTTCCTGTATAATATCTTCAATTGCACTATCACACTCTGGATGGAGCGCCATCTCCCTATATCTTTTAATTAAATCAAATTCAGTTCTATAAATTCCTTCAATATCTACATACGACCCAAAAAAACCACTAGTCAAATAGTGGTCTGAACCATCTGCGTTATTTTCAGGAACGGGAGATACCACACCAGGTGGTATCTTTTCCGTATCCTCTATGGAAAATCCAAATAACCTTGCCATTATTAAAAGTTAAACCTTATATGTTTATTTATCAGGCTCCAGCACCTGCTCTCTCAGGATACCAGTATTGTACCTGAAAGTCAACAGTAAACTCTTCAATTGTATCAGATGTGTCATATGACAAGTCAATAGAAGAAATTGTAGTTGGGAAAATATCTACAAACTTATACTGTGCAAGAATATTACTATCAGTAGCAGGACTATTAGAACCCTGTAGACTAGCAGCATTTCTACCAAGTTGATAGACAGTTGCTTGTCCCATGTAAGATGAAGGATCAGTCAAACCTGATGAATCACCATACTGAGCAATGTTTTGAGCCCATGCTTGGAATGCTCTGTAGTGACCAAAATCTTGATCATTGATTACAGTAACAGTCCAATTTTCAAATGTTCTATCTCCAGCAACCTTTAAAACACGTCCTCTGAAAGGAACCTCAAGGTTTGAGACATTGGAAGCAGGAAGAGCTGCTGTTTTGCATAGAAATCTAAATCTATCTCCATCAAACTCTCCACCACCATCATTCTGTATATTAAGATCCACCCCATCTGGGAAATTGACTTGCACCTCAAACAGATTGGGGCGAGCACCGCCTCCAATCAGTTTAGATTTAAATTGAGAAATAGTTCTCTGTGGGATTGTTGCCATTTTTTAAAATCTCCTTTTGTTATTTAGATATGATAAGTTAAACTCGACCTGCTACTTCTTCAAAGCTAACACCAGTTCTGGTGGCAACAAATGTAAGAGTAACATAGTTGATTGACTTAGCAGGTTTCAGGAAGATGTCTGCCCTGAATTCATTATTATCAATTACATCAGGAGTGTTGTTTGTCTCATCACAAATGACTAGGAACCCATAAAGTCCTCTCTTTGCTTCCACATCTCTTAGATATGGTTCAACAATGTTAACAAAGTTTGCTCTTGTAATTTGATCATTAAGTTCAAAGAGTTGTGCTTCTGCTGCTTTCTGTAATGCTTGCTCAATTGTTAAGAATAGTCTTCTAACATTGATTCTATCAAAGGCAGATGCATAACCTAAACCAGTCTTATCTCCAAAGAGCATAATACCAGTTCCAGGTTGATTAACTATAGAGTTAATTCTTAGTGGATACAGTTGATCTCTTTGTGCTTTGTCTGGATTGTATGCAAGTTTAATTGCATTATTCAAGATTCCTCTCTGCTGTCCAGCAGGTGAGAACCAAGGGAATGAATTAACACCAGTTCTTACCATCAAACCAGCAACATCACCATTAGTTGGGATGTATCTGAATTGATTATTAAATCTATCATATGTGTACTTGTATCCACTATCAAATACTGCATATGATGAAGATGCTAATGAACTATAGAATTTAATTACATTATCAGTTTGTGTATCTGTATTGGTTATATTAACTACGTCTGCTCTATGTGGAGAAATAACTGCCATGCAATCCTTTCTTTCATTGGCAATAGAAATTAATCTACCTGCCTTTGCTTGTGATTGTGCTTTATCAGACAATCCAGGACCCATTATTAGAAAATCTACTCCTACTTCATCCTTATTCTTAAAGAGATTGTAAGATGTGATTAGATTTCCAAGAGTTGCTGTCATTCCACCAGTAGCAGAATAATCTGCTCCAGCAGTTAGTGTATAAGTATCATTTCCAATTACTGCAAATGTAATACCTTGAGCATTTCTATTCCAAAGACCAGCAGCAGTAGTGATAGGAGTGTATCCAGAACTAAAGTCTGATGCTGCTATAAATCCATCTGAACCATCTGAAGGATCATCACCAGAATAGATATAGTTAGAATAAAGTGATAGATAATCCTTATAGAATATCTTCTGTGGTGAATTTTCTGTAGAAACTGCATCCTTTGCTTTAGAAAGGTTGAGACTCTTCTCAAGAATATTACCCTGTATACCTGTTACATCTCCAAGATCATCTACAACTACCACATGAATACCATCATTCTTAGATGATCTATCTGCTGCCCACTGTGAGGTATCTGGTCTAGGAGATATAGATTTCCAGTAAACAGTAGAGTTAGTAAGACCTAAAGTTTGTTGATCATACCAATCTTTAACATAGTTTGAACCACTTGTAGTGGTAGTAGCTATACCAACAGCACTAGCATTGATAACACTAACTTCATTTCCCTGAACAAATGCTCTTGCTTGATCACCTTGAGCATAAGTTACTGCAGTAGAAACACCAGCAGAGGTAACTCTTGATACTACCTTAACATCAACAGTTGTTTCACCAATACCTGTAATTATACCTTTAAGATATCCAGTAAAGTTTGAAGTATCACCTGAACCAGCAACTACTTGATTGGTAAGTGGAGTTGTAAGACCAAATCCAACTGTAACACCAGTAGTAGATCCTATTGCTATTGTCTGGTCTGCTTTGTTGTCAATGGTACAAACTTTAAGGTTGTTTGCCCAAGTACCAGGAGTCTTAGCAGCATAACCAAATGTCTGACCTACACCAGCATAGTTTGATACATAATCATCATAGTTCTTTATCTTAAGATCAGTTACATTAGTAACATGAGATCTATTACCATTAGCGTTAACTAGATCAGCATCATCAGTCCTTACAACTTTAAGAACTCCACCATAAGTAAGGAAAGAAGCTGCTGACATCCAATACTCATACTGAGCATCAGTTGAAATTGCTTTTCCAAATGTATTAATTAATTGATTTTCTGTAGTAATATCAGTGGCTTCATCAATAGGTCCTATTTCAAAGGGACCAGCGATTGCACCAATATTATCTAATACATTTTCTGCTCTCCCTACAGTCAGATCCACCTCTCTGGTTAATACACCAGGAGATAATTGTGGAGTCGCCATGTCGTCTAGCCTCGTCTCAGTTTATCTGAAAATATTTATTGTTTTTGATGTTTTCATTGGGGAAACAATCCATGAACACTACCAATCTGGATAATTCCAATCTGTATGTGGTGTTGATTTCTTTCTAGTTTCTATAATTCTTCTAACAGTACAGACTTTACACTCATAAGAATATGCTGATGCTAAGGTTCCTCTATCCTTACGTGTCAAATAAAAACCATCTATTAAATTTTTAGTCTCACCACACACTCTACACTTCCTATCTGAAAGTAGTAGGTGTCCTAATCTTATTTGCTTATCTAATTCCAACTACCTATATTCCCACATGAAAGATCTATCACCATACTCATCTGTATTCCAATTACCAGGAGTTCCTGCTAATCTATCTAGTTCTAAAGTTCCATTATCCAATGTTTTCCAAGTATCACCTTCTGCATCTACAAATGTATCTTCATCTAATCCATCCATAATAAATCCAAATGGAGCCATATCTTGTTCTATCTGATTCTTCTGTTCTTCATATAATCTTTTTCTAACATCCTGATCAGTAAGTTCTTTAAAGTAATCTTGTGCTACTAACCATGCATATATGACAAGACACATAGCAAGATCATCATTACATCCTTCTTCTGCTTCAAAAGAATTGTGTTTTTGAATAAAAGTAGTTAGTTCACTCAATATCTCATAGTCTTTAAATATAACTTTATCTTCTTCTATAAGTGTCTTTAAGTTTAGAGAACCAACCTTCTTAACTGTCTTAGACATCTTGACTCCCAACTGAGTCTTTTTACCAGAAAATCCTTGACCCACAACTTGACCTGCTCTTCCTCTCATGGAACACATGAGTAGATTCTCATACTCTAAATCATAGTTGATAATAGCAGCAACCTGATCTCCTACATCATTTACCTCACATAAAATAAATGCATCATTATAACTCTTTGCTACCTCCCATATTACATTAGGGAACAGCATGGGTTTTATTTCATTGTTTCTAAATTTAGCAACTACTCTATGAGGGAACTCTGTAATATCAATAACTACAAAGGCAGAATAATCTCCACCAACTCCTCTTGCTACGTCTACAGTAATTACATAGTCATGTGTTTTTATACAAGCTTCATATACATCTAATCCAGCACTAGTAGTAGCTGGATTTTCATACACTAAAGTTCTTAACTTACTAGGAGAAATAAGAGTATCAACAGATCCTAAAAACTCACACTCAAACTCAACTTTAAACTGTGCTTCTGAAGTATTGGCAATCGTAGATTTCTTCCACTTCTCATCCCTACCAGGTACTTCACTCCAATGAACATCAGTGGGAATATATTCATTCTTAGCTTTCTCAGCATCATGCCACAACCTATAGAAGTGGTTCATACCATGAGGCGTAGAGACTATAATAACTTTAGTGCTCTTACCTGAGGTAATAGTAGGATAAACTGAACTGAAGAATGAGTCAGCAATATGGTTAGGAACAAACGCAAATTCATCCAAGAATAGAATGTTGAATGACATACCCCTAACAGCAGATGCTGATGTAGAAGCAGCAAGAATCTTAGAACCATTCTCTAATTCTAGACTTCCCCTGTTCC